AAGACACGAGTTATGGAACATTTTTTAACACTAAAACATCCTTGGTATACAATATTATTGAACGAAATGGAATTACAATCCGACCCGAATTATTTAGCAAGCATTTTTATGAGACAAAGGAAAAGAAAGTCTACACCCAATATAACTTAAAAACATTAACAACAAGACCGTCTAATAGATTCAAAGGAGTTAATTATGCGGCATTAAATAAAGAAAATGGATCAAGAAAAAGTTTTATACCGCAAAACGATAAATTTATTGAAATTGATATCACAGCCTATCATCCCACTATCAGTTCACTTCTTGTGGATTATAAGTTTCCCACTATTGATATTCATGGGGATTTTGCTAAAATGTATGGAGTTAGTAGGGATAAAGCCAAAGAGCTTACGTTCAAGCAACTCTACGGAGGTATCTTCAAGGAATACGAGAATCTCGATTTCTTCAAAAAAATAGGAACGTACATCAAACAAAAATGGTTAGAGTTTAATACTCAAGGTTATATAGAGTGTAATATATCTAATTATAGATTTAAAAAGGATTCCCTTGAGAACATGAATCCTCAAAAATTATTTAATTATGTTCTCCAAAATTATGAAACTTCGCAAAATATTTTGATACTCTGGGATATACTTAGTATATTGGAGGGAAAGAAAAGCAACCTTGTGTTATATACATATGATTCGTTTTTAATCGATTTAAGCGCGGAAGAGCAGGATTTGGTGCAGGATTTGCAAAAAATATTTAAAAAATTTGAATTAAATACAACAATTAAGCATGGAGACAACTATGATTTTAAATAAGGAGATTGATACGTATAACATGAAGTATGACGTTATATCCGAATTTGAAAATTTAAAAGACTTGAACAATAAACTTTTCTGTACATTCACTAACCTGGATGGCTTAGATAATTTAGTTAGTGAATTATCCACAAAATACAGCATAATTTATAATAAAATGTTTGTTCTTGAAATTGTTGGCAAGAATGAATATGTTATTACATATAATGTCGAACAGGGTAATGTAAGTGATATTCCTGAAAATACTATTTTAGTACATAGAAAAAAGGAATCGAATACATTATACACAATTAATGCACTTAACGAATTAATTAAAAAGTTAAACGGAGGCGTTGTTGATACAAAATTTCCTATAGATTGGAATCATTATAGAAATTGTATATTATTGACTCAACATAATGAATTGAATCAATTAAATACAAAAATTCATAAGATTATTGATCTATAGTTTGGAATTTTAAAATTAGGTTATTATATTATTGTTACATTAAAATTAGTTATAAATGGATTTAAATGCAATTAAACAGAGGTTGGACAACTTACAGTCCAAAGCTGCACCGCAGCAAAAAACAGATTACACAACAATTTTTTGGAGACCCACAATAGGTAAAGCTCAAATTAGAATTGTACCATCAGCGTTCGATTCTTCTTCTCCATTTACCGAATTGAAATTTTATTATGGAATTACAAATAAGGTAATGATTTCACCTTTAAACTTTGGTGAGAAAGATCCTATTGCTGAGTTTGGACAAAAATTGAGACAAGGAGAATATAATAAAGAAAATTATGTTCTTGCTAAAAAGCTAGATGCTAAAAACAGAATCTTTATTCCTATAATTGTTAGAGGAGAAGAAGACAAAGGAGTTAGATTATGGCAATTTGGTAAAATGATTTATGAAGATTTACTATCAATGGCTATAGATGATGAAATCGGAGATTACACTGATATAGTTAATGGTCGTGATTTTACTTTAGAAACAGTAGGTCCAGAGTCTACAGGTACTAATTACAATAAAACTTCAGTTCGTCCTAGAATGAAGACTTCAGCTTTGTCTGATGATAAAGCACAAGTTGAAAAGTGGTTAGCAGAACAACCAAACCCAAAAGAAGTATTTAAAAGATTTACATTTGATGAAATGAAAGATGCTTTAGTTAAGTGGTTGTCCCCTGAAGATGCGGAAGCAGAAGGAGATATAGTTTCTGAACCTGCAAATGATTTTGATGATTTACCTTGGGATAAAAAAGAAGAAGGTAATTTCAGTTTAGATACTTCTAAAGTAAAAGAAAATAAAAAGGACCAATTTGATAGTATTTTTGAATAATGGCTAAAAGAAAAAACGCTTCACTCTCGGCAGCAGTGTCTGCCGAGATCAAAAGCAAATTTGATTTATCTAAATTCAAAAATAAAAAAGGGTTAGATAAAAATATCAAATTTAAAGACCAAGAATGGATACCTTTATCTAAAGCATTCCAGGACGTTACTTCAATTCCTGGTATTCCAATGGGACACATTGTAATGCTTAGGGGCCATTCAGACACCGGTAAAACTACTGCATTAATAGAAGCCGCTGTAGCAGCTCAAAACAACGGAATACTACCAGTATTTATTGTTACTGAGATGAAATGGAATTGGGAACATGCTGTGCAAATGGGATTAGATATTAATATAGAACGTGATCCTGATACTAATGAAATTATTGATTATGATGGTAATTTTATTTATGTAGATAGAGAAACAATTAATTCTATTGAAGATGTAGCTGGTTTTATTTTAGATTTAATGGATGAACAAAAGAAAGGTAATTTACCTTATGACTTATTATTCTTATGGGATAGTATTGGGTCTGTACCTTGTGAAATGTCACTTAGATCTAATAAAAATAATAATGAGTGGAATGCAGGAGCTATGTCTACTCAATTTGGCAATAATGTTAATCAGAAAATTGTAATGTCTCGTAAGGAATCATCTCCTTTTACTAATACACTTGTGTGTGTTAATAAAGTATGGACATTAAAACCAGAATCACCTATGGGTCAACCTAAATTAATGAATAAAGGTGGATATGCAATGTGGTATGATTCAACATTTGTAGTAACATTTGGTAATATTATGTCTGCTGGTACATCTAAAATTAAAGCAATTAAAGATGGTAAGCAGGTTGAATTTGCTAAAAGGACTAATTTGCAAATTGATAAAAACCATGTTAATGGTGTTACTACTAGAGGTAAAATTGTAATGACACCTCATGGATTCATTAATGATGATCCTAATGAACTTAAGAAATATAAAGATCAGTATGCTACTGAATGGAGTAAAGTATTAGGTGGAATGGATTTTAAAGTTATTGAAGAAGGTGAAGAAGTACAACCTGCACCTCTAACACAAGAACCAGAATAAATAAATGAAACATAAAGAGTTATTTAAACTTCTAGATGAAGTTCAGGAAGATAAGACTGCCCCAAAATTAAAAAGACATGATAGAGTTCTTTTAATAGATGGGTTAAATTTATTCTTTAGGAATTTTGCAATGCTAAATATGGTTAACCCTGATGGTGTCCATATAGGTGGTTTAGGAGGTTTTCTTCGTTCTTTAGGTGCATTAATTAGACAAATACAACCTACCTCTGTTTATGTGGTATTCGATGGAGCGGGTTCTACAACCAACCGCAAGAACCTGCTCCCCGAATACAAATCAGGGAGAAATTTACAACGAATTACAAATTGGGAAATTTTTGAAAATTTAGATGATGAACATGATTCAAAAGTAGACCAAATAGTACGTTTAATCCAATATCTAAAAATGTTACCTGTAAAAACAGTAGCATTTGATAAAGTAGAAGCAGATGATGTTATAGCAGTATTAGCTAAAAAATTAGAATCAAAATATAACTCAAATGTATTTATAGTATCCTCGGATAAGGATTTTATACAAATAGTAACTGATAAAACTATTGTATATCGCCCAATGGAAAAAGAATATTATACTAGGGCAACAGTTAAAGAAAAATTTGGTGTAATAGCCGAAAACTTTATTTTATATAAAACATTATTAGGTGATAACTCTGATAAAATTCCAGGAGTAAAAGGATTAGGTGCAAAAGGCATATTTAAAAAATTTCCAGAGTTACAATCAACATTTTTATCCTTAGATGATATAATTAGTATATCAACTAGGAAATTTAAAGACCATGTTGTATATTCAAGAATAGTTCAAGACCAGGATAGACTAAGAAATTCATA